AAACGTCTGGCAACCCAGTAAAGGTGTACTGCGTATTGTGCATAACATCACCCTTGTTTACCAAGCGAGTACCAAAATTGCTTTCCAGGACACTCTGGGCCTGCATTGTCTGCCAGAACCGACGTTGAGCTTCTGCATTATTAACCGCAAGCATTTGATCCATGGAATCTGTTTCCATGTAATTCACATTGGCCCGGAACGTAAGCGCTGCTATGTTGGAAGAAACATTATCCCTCTTGACGACTTCGGTGTAAATAGCTTCAATTTCTGATTCACCCCAGTACTGCTCTGCTATCTTCTCATTGTATGGAAGTTCCCTGCCTGTGAATCGTATCACTCTGCTATGATGCACCTTGGATACCAGGACCCCGCTTTCCTCGTCCCTGATCGTATAATAAGCAGGAAGCCCAAAATCAGGATCAGACGGATCTGTCACAATCCCCATTTCGGGATAGATACCGCTCCATCTGTCAAGGATCTGCAATCCCAGGAATGTCCCCGGAAGGATTAGGCCATAGTCCAAAGGCTGTGATAGATCGTCCTGGCCTCTTACCATAATGATCGCTGCAGCTCCACCATAAAGCCTGCCCCAGTACATCCCCTCCAGGATCGACTTTCGTAGATGCACCTTTCTTTCAAGGCGTTGCAGGGCGTCAATCCGCTCCGGAGCTACGTTGCTCTTTACCGTATACCACTTACGGATCATATCCTCCGGAATCGTTGATATGATGTTCTGTACAATCCAGTTGTCTCGGTACAGGCTTGTAAGCAGCTGGTAATTCTGCGTCATGCGGGTAAGCGGGTACTGTGTGGCCTGTAAAAGATCCTGCGTTCCGTAGCCTAACCGTGCGATCGGGTTTGAAAAAGCATCGTTCACCTGTATTCTATTTTCTGCCCGCTCTCTCTGCGGACGGTTTCGTTTTGGTCTTGCCATAAGCTCCTCCTATACTAACCTTGCCATAAGCAGCGCAAAAGTACACCAGATTATGGTTCCACAAGTATCTTTCTTTTTGCAACACTGCCATGCCATTAATAAATCAATAAGCAACCAGACTCCAGTCAAACAAGCTAATATCATTGAATATTCCTCCTCCATTTCGGTAACTTTGTCATGCAATAGTATCTTAGGGCATCAGGACCATGATCTAGCTGTTTGACTGGCTTCTCGTCCCCATGCTGCGCTGCCTTATCGTCCCACACATAGGACCTTAACTCCGTGATCAATCCTGCGCAGCGTTCATGCACCTTGATCTTTCCGGACTGAAACAGAGCCGCAACCACCCGGATCCCATCTTCTACTTCGTTATCCCCAGGCTTTACAATATAGCCCCTGCCTTTTAGCTCTACGATAAAGCTGGCCGCCGATGGATCCGCTACAATGTCGCATTGTAAATCCGGATTGTTACCCATAAAGGAAACCATAGCATCACCATACTGGCTGTCAGTTTTTTGACCTTCCTTCTCCGCCCGGCTGTCCCACCGATACTCCCGATCCACCCAGATAGTATCTCCATCATCATAAATATCCAGGAAAACGCATGGGTTCGTGGTTCCGTAATCCAGGGCAATTGTACGGGTTGACAAATACTCCAATCCCTTAGGCCGTGTCTCGTCGTTGTAGATGTTGGCCGACTTGGTAAACATGGTATAGATAAGGCCCTCGGCCACTGCCCATAAACCCTTGATATAACGTAAAAAAAAGACACCGGCATACATGCTGCGGTATCTCTTCTTGATTTCTTCGTCCAGGGAAAGGTTGTCTTCCATGGTGAAGTGCAAATATAAGATGTTCTTAACTTCCTTGTCGGCGGCGATCAGTTCCTCGGCTTTCTTTCTACCAAGATACCCGATGGATTTGTTTATCCAGCCGATCTTGAACCAGTGCATAGGTCCTGAAGGGTTGCAGTTAAACCAAAACTTTGATCCTTTGACAGAACAACGCCCGGTTGCCTGATTGACAAAGGATTCCGGCATAAGTGCAACTTCATCAAGGAATACCCCGGCTGCCGTAAGTCCCTGGACCAGCTCTTGGGATCCTTCATCTTTTCCACCAAATATATGAAAATAGTTGGTAACTTTCCCTCTCGTAACTTCCAGCATGTTAGGCGTCTCACCAGATATATGATAGACATGCTTGTACCCTCGGCTGCTTAACATGGACCTTAATGTCGTAAGTACGTTACGCTGGAAGGAACTAATTGTCTTACCCGCCATGATGAAATCCTGTCCATTAAATGAACTCATGGCCCACATGACGTAAGATAGGGACATTGACACTGTTTTACCTGAACGGATCGCACCATCTGCGATAATGCCGTCCATGTCCTTAACCGGAGAGTCCTTTGTCCACCAGTTCAGAACCATTCTCTGCTTGCGGGAAAAGGGTTGAAACTTAAATACCGGTCTCTTCTTCCTCGTCCTCATCTTCTTCCCAATCCTCCCAATCTGTACCGGCTGATCCGTTTAATGCATCGAGGAAACCATCGTCCTCCACTTCCTCCTCATCATCAACGCCCATCTTGGCCTTGGACGCTGCCATTCGCAGGTTCTGCTCTTCCTGATCGGTGTCTGTCTTTTCAGACTGGCCGGAGTACTTGGCGATCGCTTCATAGGCTTTTACATTTCCGCAAAGAGCTTCTTTAATCATGGCAGCGTTGACTGCTGATTCCAGAGTACAATCAAGTCCCAGGGCTTCAAGGACCGGGGACCATTCAGGACTATCTATTTCAGCAGTGAGAAGTGCATTCAACGTCTTTCGGAAGTCAGCCTTTTTCCGCCTGGCCTCACCAGAGGCTTTTCCACCCGCTGATGCAATTCTCCTCTGTTCAACCTCTGTTCGTTTGTTAAACGGGATTAAGTTTTCATGTCCACGAGCCAACCACCTCACCTTCCCATCTGGCTGTTTTTTACATCAAAAAAGAGACGGGGTCGGCCGCCTCTACTCTTAGCTTCAAAATGTACATTCAGACATAACTTTCTCTAACAAGGACTTCAACTTCGCATATATGAATCATTTCTTCTGGTATACCAGACTGCCTTAAGCAATCATGAAACGTTTCTACCACTTCCTCATCTGCTAAAGCAACTACATTTTGAAGGTTTGTGATACATGATTCATCAATAACGCCACAAGCGTTTACGGCTTCTGCTATAATACCACTTGCAACATATGCAACTTCACTAGCACACTGCAAAACTATTAATTCATTTTCCCCATCAACATCAGGGATAGTGAAATTAACAATCACTTCATACAACTTAGTTCCTTCTGGCTCGTTATTATTAAACCTCCATATCTTTATTTCAAAGCTTGACATGACATCCTCCTGTTACATTTAGCTTATATTTCAATATATGAGGTTTCTTCTAAATTGTAAAAAGAAAACACCCATCGACCAAATTTCGACAGGCGTTTTCAAAAAGGAGAAAATCAGGAATCAATCGGAACACCCGGACTCGGACCGGGATCTCCTGGTAATGCCAAGCGTCTCCCTATTGAACTATGTTCCGCACCCCAGTATTGCATTTTGCGCTCAATACACTGACTTATATACGCCGCTTTTATTCGATTTGAAAAGCCATGAAGAAAGCATAAGAACGTCGGCTTTAATCAGCTGCCAAGCTGTTACACCTGGCAGCCGTAGGGGGATTACCAAATTTATACAATTTTGGATATTACAATTATATATCGGCCATGTGGACTTTACAAGGACACGATTTTGACACGGTTTGTCAAGTCCTCTAATCCAGCATAATTGCATCTGCCCCAAATAAATACACACTTAGAATATCAGTCAGTTCAGAAATCCACCTCCTTATGGTTCTATCCGTAGTATCATATCTAACCGCTATATCTTCCTGGGTTTCTCTGTCCAAGTAGAAGCTTTTGAAAGCCTCATACTTCTCTGACCATTCCTTCCTGATCATCTCTTCCTCCAGGAGCTTTAGACATTTATCAATATGCGAGATCATGACAATGCTCCGAAGCTTACTTTTTATGATGCTGTTTATGTAAATGTCCTCTGCTGATAACTCTTCCAGCTCTTCTCCATCGTCCACATCCGATAACTCCGACACGCCCTCCTGAACACTCTGGCAAATCCGGTTATAATTTTCCATCAGCTTCTTGGCATTCTGGAATACTTTTACTTTCCTATTCTTTTTCTGAGACTTCTCAAATTCCTTCACGGCTTCAAGTGCTGCCGTTCTAACTAATAACTCCGCTGCTTCTTTTTCCAAACAATCACCTCCCCGTAATTGTAAATGACATATATTTTCTTTGTCATAATTTGCGCCTCTCATAATATTCTGGCTATTTTCACCAAATCAAGTTATGCATTATTGCCTAATATTTAATTTATTTTTATAGATTAAGCCAATATAATTTAGTACATTAAAGTGTTACAATAAGTATAGCTCTTTTTAAGGGTGCCACTTTTCCCCAATCTTTTGTGGCACTCTTTTTTGACTTTATAAATTTGAGTGTTTCTGAATATTTCTTTTATTTATGGGAAATGTAATAGTGACCCATCTCGTGTATAAGCCTGAGTAATCTTCCTTTTCGTTACTTGGGCTTTTATCCTTCCTAAGTGCTCTGGCCTGGGTCCGGGCACTTTGTGCATCCTCTGGTTCATGGCTAAGCCTGTATGTGTATTGGCTGGCATCTGTTCCGATGCTATATGTCCATTCTTACTACTCAACTTTACACCCTAATTCAGTACGTCACACAATCTCGCTTCGTATGACCAATTTTACAAGATTCATATTACTTTTTTTGTGCTAATATATTCTTTTTAGGGGTATGCTATAAAAGTACCTTTCTTTTCGTACTTGCCGGACCTTTCTCCGCAACTGGCCCGGCAAGTGTTTAAAATTCAGTTTTATTTACCTCCCCCAAAATCAATTTCTGGCTCTTTCCCTGTTTTAATCAGATACAGAGCTTTATCAAATCCTAATGCCATCCCGATGTATTTTTGACTCTCTGATAAACCAAACTCTGTAGATTTCTTTTAACACTCTCCCGACTTCGCTATTAAAATTTCTTCAACGTCTTTCATACATTTCCCTTTCCTCCGGATCTCTGGTAACTCTAAATTACAGCTTGTTCACACCTTTTATGTAAAATACATATATTATTAGTGAACAGATTATCAAACGAAGGGTAAACTCTTACTACTCCGTTCATATAAAGAACACCTCATTATCACTTCTTCGATATAGCTACTGGTAAAATGTTCGTTGCACTTACCGATCATGACTGTATTGTGTATCCCTGGGGTGGAAACCATAGGTTTTCGCCCCTTCCTAATTTAATTTTTCAAAGATTCTTCATACACCTCAATAACTTTAAAAAATTCACTTGCCTTTAACTCCTTAAGTCCAGCAAGGTTTTTAAAATCACAGTCTGCTCTAAAGCTTGCATACAAAACATCGTTTATCATAAACAGTCTGCTGCTTGTCCGTCCGAAAACTCTGAATTCAAATCCCAAATTGGGTTTGTACGGCGATTTTAGCCCTAATGCCTGGCATTTATTAACCCAAGCTTTTGCGAGCGGAGAATTTTTCTTAAACAGGCCCGGGACGTCTTTCTTAAAATACTTTCCAAAATTAACCGTGTCACCATCAGTCGGACAAATATGTAAGTACTGTGCCGACTGATAATACTCGTGAGTCTCAATACCCTGCTCTTTTGCAAACTCTACAAATGCGCCATTTACCTTTTCTGACATCTCCCTATAGTCTAAATAATCTTTATGGATTGAGCTGTCGGATGTTACTATGTAAAATCTTTCCATCTTATCCTCCTCAAAATATCAGTTTAACTCATTTAATCTGTCCTCAACATACCCTTTCAGAACCGAAAATCCTTTTGGCTCGTCAATCCCTTTTCTTCTCAATTCTGTTTCGATAGTGTTTATTTTTTCTTTTACTCCCTGCAACTCAATCACTGCTCCTAATTTCATTTCTTCATTCATTATTTTTTTCTCCTTCTTCCGGTAATCCGGGAAATTCTAATTAGTACTCTTCCATAGCCAAACTATATGTTTCCAACACCCAAGAAGAAATTTGTTCTGGACTTCTAGTGGCTATACAGGCCAACATAAAATTTCCGTGATCGCACCTTCTATAATCCGGGCATTGTCCCTCGTCCTTGTATAGGTAGCAGCAACACTCTTTATCCATAATACAGCAATCATGTCTGACTATTGCCATTATTCCGGCATTCGCTTCTGTCAGGCTTTCAGCTTCTTTAATTAATTCCTCCGCCGTCATAGCGTACCCTCCATCTGTCAAATCCTAATTTCATTTACAAAGATACGGTTTATAAATCCGGGTAAATCTAATCCAAGTCTTATTAATAAGTTCTTTCCACTCCTGCCGCAGGCTTTTGCTTTCGAATGGGTGAGCCACTGAATCATATTTATCTCTTACTCTCCATGCGGCATCATCTAAAAACGAATCTAAATTGCATTCATGAAGCGTGTCATCTAGGCCCTTAAAGCAAATCACACGATCATCAAGGCCATTCGTTAGGGCTTTTTTCATTGCTTTTGTTTTCGCCTGATCCTCTTCATACCATTCACCAAACCCGTCATATTCATGGGCGAAATAATATGCTTCCTTTTTCCTTCGTAAAGTTCCAATAACAAACTTAAAAGGATTAATCAGCCTGCATGGTTTTTCATCATAATCAGATCCCTTTATGTAGCAACCACTATCCCATTCGGTTCCACAGTCTGTATGGCTGCATTCCTCCCAGCACCACTTGCACTTTTCACAGTCTGAGCCATTCTTTATCCAATCAATAGGATTTACCATCATTCTCCCTCCTGCAATCCTGAAAGCTTATACGGTTTATACGCTTCCTGAGGCTCGGGTATAATCACATATTCCTCCGGCAAAACAAAG